TCGACAATAACAGATTCACCCATTCTGCGTGCTACTCCACGAGCACCACGGGAAAGGGATCTCGCACCAGCACCAACTGCTTTCTTGATACCACGCTTCAGTTTGCTACCAATTCTGCTGAGCAGACCAGGCTTCTTAGGACCTGAATCGCTGCTGCTAGAAGAGGAGTCACTGCTGCTAGAGGAAGAATCAGAAGATGACGTAGTGGGATTAGAAGAGGTAGTCTCAGAATCCTTAGAAGGGGAAGACGATTGGGTGGACTTGTAACCACTCTTAGCGGCACTACCCATGTCTTTCGCGAGATTTTTCGCGTGTCCTGCTGCCTTACCAGCAACTTCAGCACCCTTGACAGCACCTTTGCGTGCCAGTTTAGCGCCAGTCTTAAGACCAGACTTCAGTGCAGACCCAACCTTCTGAGCAGCACTCTTAACCTTGGCAAGTTTATCGGATCTAGATGAAGAACCACTTCCGATACGACTCCTTGCTTCAGCACCAGCATCCTTGCCAGCACTTTGTCCTTCACCAGAAGCAGCAGATGCTTTGTCCTTCAAGCGAAGAGCATTGACCTTAGCAGGACTGGTAACCTCAGTGAGTAAACTCAGTGAATAGTCAACAGACTCACAGAGCATCTCTGTGACGTGATCAATATCTCTACCTTCTGCCATCTCCTCAACGAAGACTTCTGCCACGATCTCTTCAATAAGAGTATCGCTAAGGAGTGAGACCTCCCAATCATTCAACTCAGCAAAGATGTCAACTTGATCGAAGACACTTTCTTTCTGTAGTTTGGCAGCTCTCTTTGCCTTAGTCTTAGCAAGGATGCGTGCCTTTGCATCATCCTGATCCTTCTTAGGAATAGCAGTTACTGCGCCAACCTTCTGGTCAACGTCACCAGGAGCATAACCTTCCACTTCGAGAGTCTTAGGATAGTCCTTAGATCCTTTCTTAGCAGGTGCTTCACCACGCTTACGCTTGGCATGAATGTTGTCCCAGAGACCTTTCTTACCTTCTCCCAGGTCAGTCTCTTCTTTCTTAGTCTTCATGATGGCACCCTTGCCATACTTAGCAGTGATGTCTGCCTTTACTCTGTCTATTGCAGAGGTGCCAGCACCATACTTCTTATCTGCATCTTTCTGTAGAGGAGTTTTACCTGCAGGTTTCTTACCAAACGTATTTGGTTTACCAATAGGTGCTTTACTACTACGAGCTCCCATACCACCACGCTCTAGTTGGCGGTCTTTCATCTTGTCGTAGTCTTCCTCACTGAGGGCAGCGATTTGTGAAAAGGATTTCATGTGCTTCTCTGTATTTAATTAGTGTGATCAACCACCAACCACTTGGACTTGCTCGACTACAACGTCGGCTCCTCCAGCAGTGAGTTTAACTGCACGCTTAAGTGCGGGGACAGTGCCTGCTGCAACCTTTGCAGTACCCAGGGCATAATCAGCACTTGCTGCACTACTGTCATAGTCAGTAGTGATTGTGGTATTTGAAACCGCAGTTACTTTCTTACCACCAGATCCAGCAGATACAAAATCACTTGTAAACGCTGCATCACTATTTGCTTCAGTTGCGATATAATCTCCAACAGCAAACTTATGTGCGGGGGTGCCACCACCAAGGACGGTGATAACAGCAGCTGCTGCATCAGTCATCGCGTTGATTTGTGCATTCTTTGCCTTACCGCAAGACAGGAGCAGTGCTTCACCTGCTGCAAGTGTTACGGCAGGACCAGCATCAATCTTGATAGTGGACGCTGATGCTGCATAGCAGCGGAGGACACCTGACTTCACCACAACGTAGCCACTGCCACTTGCAGAAATGGTTTGGGTGTCAATGACATTTAATACTGACATTGTTAATACGTACTCCTACGATTCTATTTATCGCGTTGTTGTTTTAGAAACTTGGCGAGATCTGCTGTGCTACCTACAAACATGGTATTGTTTGTAGTGTTAACTTCTTTAGATTTTTTGGGATTTTCGATATCGTTGACTTTCTTTTGAAGGTCTACGAGTTTGTCCGCCACGTCGCCAACGTGCTTGATCAATTGACCAGCAACCTCAAACGCACGAGGTTGATCGGATTGTTGTGCTAACTCAAGAATTCCATCTACTGCTTCCTGACCTTTTTCAATCAGGGAGTATAGATTGCCACGAGTATACTCATAGTCTTTCTTCAGTTGATCCTGAGTAGAGACGGGATTCTCTACAGGCACAATAGGTTCGGGTTTTGCTTCAGGGACGATTTCGCTAGCGACATCGAGTGCTTCCTCAATGCCGTCATACTTACTCGTCTTGTCCTGTGACTGGGTTGTAATCTTTTGCATCGACATAATGAGATGAGAACTCGGAGAATCCAAAATCGTCTGTAGGATCTGCATTGAGCGGATCTGGTTGGACGGTATAACGCAATTCCCGTGGTGCCTGACGGTCCACAGTAGTTGCATAGTCCACCTGGACTTTCTTGATGACTTCGCCACTTGCGTCGCCTACAGGACCGTACAGGTATGTCTTAGCGACGAATTGTAGGGTATATACAAGTGTGCGGCGAGTGTCATAGTCACCCTCATATTCATCACTATAATCTACTGATGTGAGAGTCACAGGATAGTCTCTTTTCTCACCGAGATCTGGGACCAGATTCATGGTGAGGTTAAAACTTGGTTGGAAGTATGGAAGAATCTGCTCTAGGATTTGCAGAGAGTCATCCTGATTCTTTGCAAGGATTGCTAATTCAAAATTGATATTGTATGGCACAGGCATGAATGCCTTTGTATTAGTGCCGTCAGTCTTAGTATTTCTGATCGCAGAGATAGGTGACAACTTCCTAGTAGGATCATAAGAGATACCACCGATCTCAAACGAAACTCTAGGGAGTGTGATCTGTGCCTGATCTTGTGTAGACAAGTCACCTACTTGACGGAGACGTGCCAAGAATTTTTGCTTAGGACCATACGCCAGAGGCACCTTCATAACTTCAGTCTTCGATCCCTTAGTGCGACGAAGCTCAATGTTATTAAACAGTGTGCCGAATCCGACAACTGTCTTTCTTATAATTTCGTGATATGTGTAAGTGCCTAGCATTACAGAGTGCCTCCAGAATTACCAAACTCACCGAAGGGATTAACCTCAGTAAAGTCCAGAATGCCATCTGCCTGTGTCTCGATAATTTGGTTAGTATCGATAGTGTCAGAAGTATTCACATTATTTATGGTGTTGTAATTAGCACTTGTCCAGGATGCACTAGACACATCTCCAGTGATGGTCTCAGGAATTGTAAATCTACCGTCACGATTGATGACGATTAACTTACCAGTACTAGCATCCCACGATTTAACATCAGCTGTGGTGTTGGAGGTACCGCCCGTAACAGTCTCACCAACGGTAAAGTCTCCTGACCCACCTGCCAATAATGTGACGGTGATAGCGTTGGCAAAGTTGAGCTCGATAGCATCGACTTCTGCGACTCCTGTATCGAAGTCTTCGTCAGAGTATTCAAAGAGCTCACAACGTAAACCCCAGACATGAATCTTTCCGAGTTGATAGAAGGGAATTTCATGCTCGACGAATTGGATCTCAAAAGTTTTGTTAGCAAGGGGGAAATGAATGAGGTCACCTTCATTGGGTCGTCCTTCTACTATAAGTGTGTGGTTGTCGTCTACTACTTCAGTAAACCTAGTGCGTGAAATAATGAATGTAACTTGGTCGGAGATTCTGACTCCGAATTTGCTAAACATGTCACCATCGCCACGAAACCCATTGGCATCTTCGATGTATGCTTCTAGAAGATATGCACCATCAAATTTTGATAAGGTATCTTCTCCAAAAACAGTATCTTCATTAACCAACGTCCTCGGGACATAGTAAACATCCTTACCGAACATCTTGATCTGCTCGACCACTAGATCTCCTACGAGATCTTGCTCTCCTGTTGTGCCTTGACTAAAGTAACTGTTAGTAGCCATCTTATCCGATCATATCTAGAGGTGGTAATTCCCATTCTGTACGTAGTTGCTCTTCTAGTGTCTTGAGCTCATCTACAGCATCGTTATAAATCATCTCACCATTTAGAGACACACCACCTGGCATTTGCACTCCAGTAAATTTAGTCATATTGCTTCCCCATTGCTTTTTAATCTTAGCGGAAGCATAATCCTTGACCCACATCTGATCGTAAATCTCAGTCCATGTGTCTGGATTCAAAGCACGATATGCATGGATAACAATATACTGACCAACCAAAGCATCTGCTCTCCAATCAAAGTCAATATACAATCTGTCTTGCACAGCACTATATCTAACTGGTTTCATGCCTTCCAACAGGAAGTCAATAGTTTCCAGGTGCTGCTGGACCATGTAGTAATTATAGAACTGAGTAGACGTGAAGTCATACAGATCATTCAGTCTCATCTGATAACGAATATCAAACATATTCCTGGTGCCCTTATCGGTGAAACCGAAGAGACCTTCTACTGAAAGAATATGCTCGGGCATTTCAATATACCCATTTGCCTCTGCCCAGATGTCATTACCACCATCAGACGTTGAGTTTGTGTTGGTCTTTGCTCTGTCGATGACATCCTGTGTCAACAGATGTTTCAGATAAACTTTTTCACATCCATCATAATGAAACTGTTGGAATTTTTGCAGAGTGTAATCGATAGCATCATCGACCTGATCGTCAGAGACATTAATCTCCAAGACTGGTTTACCCAGTCTACGGAGGCAATACTCCTTTAATTCTGCTTTGGAAGTAGGTTTTGCCATTTGTTATCAGAGAGCAGCGATTGCAGCCTGGAATGCTGCGAAATCAGCAGCAGCCGCGGCGACGGACTTGAGAGTTGTGAGGGTAATAGTCTCTGCTTGTAGTGCAGAGTCAGCAGTTGTGCCTTGTGCAGCAGTAGCATAATCAGTAGAAGCAGTTGCAGCAGCAGTACCCAGAGTAGGTTTGCCAGTCAGGTCAGCATATGCACCAGAGAATAATGTAGGTTTGCCAGTCAGATCAGCGTATGCTCCAGAGAAGAGCGAAGGCAGGTTAGTAAGATCATTGTAAGAACCACTGGTTGCTACAGTTGCCAGATCTCCTGGTTGTGTAGCAGAGGCAGCAAGTGTGCCTTGGGCGGCAGTGGCATAATCAGTTGCAGCAGTAGTAGCAGCAGTGCCTAGATCTCCTGGTTGAGTAGCAGAAGCAGCGAGTGCGCCCTGTGCAGCAGTTGCATAATCAGTAGATGCTGTTGTAGCAGCAGATCCAAGACCCAAAGCGGTGATGGCTGCTGAGGCACGAGCATCAGCACGAGCGTTGGTGTAGTAGAGGTTAGTGCCCTCTGCCAGATCACCAGTGTCCTGATTAGACAGGTCAAGGTTTGTGCCAACTTGAAGTGCGATACGAGTATCAACACGACCAGAAGTGTGATAAAGATTGGTGCTTCCCTCAGTAATACCATCCGAGTCAGGTGTGGTATAAGAGAAGACGCCAGTGCTACCGTTATAAGACAGATCGCCACCAGCACTTACAGCGCCACGAGCATTAGCAGTCGTAAATGTGGTTACACTAAACGCGCCAGTGCTAGCGTTATAAGACAGGTCACCACCAGCACTAAATGCACCCCTAGCGCGAGACTCAGTAAAGAAGATGTTTGTGGATCCTTCTGTGACATTATCAGTATCAATATCAGATTGGGTAACAGATAGGGTGCCACTACTATGTGTAATACCAGTGCCATACGTGAAGTGTGACCTTGTGCGTGCAGCAGTGGTGAATAGGGCAGTAGATCCTTCTGTGATGTTGTCGGTGTTGATGTCACCCTGAGTTGCACTCAGTGTCAGGATATTACCTGCATCATCATATGTAGCAGTGATACCAGTGCCACCTGTGATCAGAGCGTTAACTCTGTCATCGACTCTCTCATCAGTGAAGTAGAGGTTGCTGGTGCCTTCTGTTAATGCATCAGTGTCATGGTTAGCAATACTACCAACCTGTGACTGGAAGAAGGTCAAAGCACCAGTAACATTCAAGTTACCCTGAATCTCAAAGTCAGTTACTGACTTGAAGTTAGTAACCTGAAGTGTGTTAGTGCTTGGGTTGTAGGTAAGGTTACTGGAGTCTGTGCGGACCTCAGTATGTCCAGACGTTGCAGAAACAAATGTGGGGAAGTAAGTAAGGTTAGAAGTTGCTGTCTCAGTAACATCAACCAGATTTGACTTGTCTGCAGTACCTGTCAGGTCACCAGTAACGTTACCAGTAATCTGACCAGTAACACCCAACGTGCCACCCATGGTGGTGTTGTTTGTTACGTCAAGACTTCCAAGGGTGCCAAGACCAGTGATCTCAGCGTTACCTGAAGTGGAGTTAAGTGTAATCTTGTCAGTGCCGCTGCCATTCTGCAACTTGAGAGTCTTAGTAGCACCACGGAGGACCACGTTGTCCTTAAACAATGAGGTGCTATCGACAGTCAGCGTGCCGTCTAGTTGCTGATCACCATCAACATTCAGATCAGAATCAAAGTCAACATTCTGTGTAACTTGCAGAGTATCATCAATGATTGCTCTACCCGCAACGTCTAGGGTGCCAGCAACAGTAACGTTACCTGTTGATCCTTGGACGATAAACTTATTAGTGTTAACAAGGATCGATCCACCAACGTTAACGTTAGAAGTCGTGTTGACGGTAGCAATGTTTGCTGTAGTAGCAGCAACTACGGAAGAGGTGATTGTGCCGTCTGCAGTGATGTTACCTGTAGCACCGAATAAGGTGATGGTTTCATTCTGGTCAGGTCCGATGAATACATCTTGACCGAAGTAAGAATCTTCGTAGACTGCAATACCACCGTTAGGAACCATCAGTGCTGCGTTAGCAGTCAGACGATTAGCGGTTTCATTAGCACTGAGTGTAACCTTCTCAGCAAATGCAGCAGTGTTAGTGACTGCCAACGTGCCTGTGATACTACCGTTACCAACAGTAGCGAAGTTACCAGTTGCAGAGGTAACAGTAAACTTATCAGTAGTGCCAGAGCGGACAGCGAAGTCAGCATCAACATCTACAATACCATTCAACTCGGTGCGACCACCGACAGTTAATGTGCCAGAAGTATCCTGATTGCCATTGTGATCAATGTTATCATTGACAGTTAGCAGACCTTCGATCTGAGTTGTGCCAGCAATAAAGGTGTTACCGTTGTCAGTGTCAACAGTGAATCTGTCAACCAGAGAAGATCTGATGACAAAGTTTTCGTTAGTAGCATCAATAAGTAGAGTGTCATTGACAGTAACCTGATCAGATACGACCAGAGTGCCACTGACTGTAGCATTATCAGTGATGTCTACTGATCCACCAGCAGAGTCAAGGACAAGGTTACCAGCAGTGGTGTCAATCTCGTTAGAAGCAGCAACACCAATTCTTACAGCATCAGCAGTAATGTCTGTAGAAGTAATAGGAGCGTTAAAGGTTGACGTTGCATTGACTGTCAGAGTGTCGCCAGAAGCATCACCCAGAGTTGTGTTGCTATCTACCTGAAGGTTGCCATCAACCTCGGCGTTGTCTGTAATGTGGACCTTTCCGTCAGCGGAGTCGAGAATGAGGTTACCAGTTGTGGTACTAATCTCATTGTTAGCATCGACCCCGATCTGGATCGCGTCGGCGGTGATGTCAGTACTGGTGATTGCTTGGTTAAATGTAACCGTGCCAGTAACGATGTGGTTATCTCCTGCCTGGTTGCCAATAGTAGCATTACCATCAACAGTAAGAGTGCCATCGATTTGAGTATTGCCGTCAACATTTAAGTCTCCATCTACGTCAGCATTGTCTGTGATATTGACTGTGCCAGCTGCTGAATCAAGAATCAGGTTACCTGAAGAGGTGCCGATCTCGTTAGCAGCATCTGTGCCGACCTTAAGGTCGCGAATATTAAGTCTCTCAGCAGCAGTCAGTGCTTGGTTAAACTGGACTGTGCCGTTAACAGTGTGAGAGTCACCTGACTGGTTACCAATCTGTGCATTACCATTGACATTGAATGTGCCGTTAGCAAATGTATTACCAGTCTGTGCATCTACTGTAAATACAGTGGAGACTGCGAAGTCATCGGTGACATCCAGAGTGCCAGTGATGTCAACGTTACCCCCGAAAGATCCATCGTCGGTAACAACGAGATCATCTCCCACATAAAGATCGAGACCGATGCCAACACCGCCACCAACGATAAGAGTACCAGAAGATGCGCTAGTTGCATTGGTTGTATCAAATAGTTTAATAGATCCAGCGTCAAGACCTGATCTTGATCCACTGAATGCTTCACTGGAGTTGGTTGCGTTGTGATAGAGAGCATATCTTGCAGCACTCACATCCCAACCGAAGAAACCAACACGAGCAGTCGAGTCGTAGTATCGGAATTCGACACCACGATCTTTAGCATCCGACTGGGTAGGAGCAGTGTCCCCACCTAAAGTAATGACAGGATCATCCAACGTCACTACTGTGCTATTAACTGTAGTCGTAACTCCGTTAACTGTCAAGTTTCCTTCGATAATGGCATTGCCATCGATATCAAAGTCACCATTAATAGTAACGTTATCGGTGAATGTAGAGACAGCGTTGACTGTCAAGACATCAGTATTTGCATCACCAATAGTGGTCAGAGGACCATTGATCGTAAATTGCTCGTTGAATGTAGCGTAACCATGGACAAGGATTGCACCATCAGTAGCGTTACCCTGTCCAACACGACCAATGGTTGTGTAACCAGACTCGCCAAGGATAGAGAATTCAACGTTATCATTAGTGGCAACCTTACCAACGTAGAAGTCATCACCAACATGCAGGTCTTGGACAATACCAACACCACCAGCAACTCTCAGTTGAGCATCAGCATCATTTGCAAAGGATGCGTTGTGTGCTGTGCCACCACCCAGATAGGTGCGGTATAGGACATCAACGTTATTAAGCAGAGAAGGACGGGTGCGAGCAGTGCCAGCATCCTTGACGACCAGACGATCTGCCAGATAGATGTCACCACCAACACGGAGATCCTTATCCATGTTGACGCCACCAGCGAAGGTAGCATTTCCACCACTGCTTAGGGTGATGTCAGAATCAGTCTCACCAATAGTGATATTGTTAGTGCGCTCAAAAGTGTTGACGCCCCCAACATTAAGACTACCTTCGATATCTGTATTGCCATTTGTGCTCAGGATACGGAACGTTTGATTGCTGCCATTGGTAATAGTGAAATACTTACCAGTGACATCCATCAGGAAGTCATTATGGAAGACCACATCATCATCGACATCCAATTCAGCATTGAATGTTACGTTGCTATCAACATTAAGAGTTGAATCAAAGTCAACACCTTGGACTACATGTAGTGTCCCTTGGACATCAGTATTACCGTTATCAGAATCAACAGTAAACTTATTGACTGATCCAGCAGTGCGGATAATAAATTCTTTGTTATCAGCAGTGAGGATGAGATTATCTGTAATCTCAGTCTCAAGTTGAATATCCAGGGTGCCTTCGATAACAGTGTTACCAGTTGCACTTTCAATAGTAAACTTATCAGTAGTATTGTTTCTAACAGCGAAGTTGGCATCAATGTCAACTGTGCCATCAATCTCAACGTTACCATTCAGGTGGGTCGTGCCACCGACGTTAAGATTCTCAGAGATACCTGTGCCACCAGTCACCACCAAGGTGCCAGTTGTAGGTGTCTTCCAAGTAGAAGAAGTGTCTGTAGTTAGTCTGAGGTTACCAGCAATGATAGGAGCGTCAGTGCCAGAGTAAACTTCAGAGGCGTTAGTCGCGTTGTAGAGGAACCTATACCCGCCAGTGCCAGACCAAATGTTAGAGTCCGCATAGTCTTCATCCCAACCATAGAATCCAAATCGCTCTTGACTATCATAATACCTAAATTCAATACCACGGTCTTTGTTATCATCTGTTAACAGTGTATCCTCGCCACCCAACGTCATGATGGGGTCTTGGATGGTCACTACAGTTGAGTTAACAGTGGTTGTAACACCATCAACTGTCAGGTCACCACGGATACGGACGGTGCCAGTAAGGTCATCGTCATCATTAGGATCCAATACCATGATGGCATTGGTTGTAGAGATAACATTATCCTGAATATGGAAGTCTTCGATGTTGACTCTATGGTCAACGTCAGTCACCGCAATGGTGATGTCCTGATCTGAAGTAATGTTTAGAGTTGCATCTCCACTACCAGCATTGGTAACGTTGATATCCATGGAGCGATTTGTCGCTTCATTTACCTCTAGGGCAATTTCGAGATTTCCCGAGGTTCGCTTAATGAACTGGTCGGCTTTTGTAACATCAAGAGTAATGTTACCACTAATGGTAGCATCGAGGTTAACGTCAACAAGACCAGTGAGAGATGATCCACTGGTGGCACTACCGTTACCGTTAGCGTCATCAGCAGCAATAGCAGGATAGGAATTGCCCTGCCCCAAAACTCCAGGTTGGAAAGGATACTCACCAGTATCGTAACCAACGATACGGAATACGCTACCGCCAGTTCTGTTGTTAACGTTAATATGGTTAAGCTTGGTAATGCCATGATAAGCATTATCAGTCGTCCTTTCGGGGTCCAGCTCAAAGGTTTCAGTTGCATTCTGATCCGTAAACATCAAATGACCCAGTGATTGCAACTGGGAATTTTCAATGGCGTTAGCCGCAATCGTTACATGACCGTTAGCATCTACGTTGAAGTCTTCCTGGTCGAAACTCGCAAGACCCTTTTGCTCGACGGTATCAGTACCCAGATCTCTCCATCCACCTTGATCGTCTGCATCACCACCTTGGATGTTGTGGGAAGGCTCTCCGAGTCCTGATCCGATATCCCTAATAGCCGCTTGGTAGACGCGACCGTTAGTAGCAATAACCTTTGAAAATCTAGGATACGCAGTAGCGTTATCGTAATTGGTGAAAGATGTGCCATCCTTAGCTCCTTCAGTTGCCGTAGCAATCGGTGAAGTATTAGCATAAACTAGACGACCATATCTGTCAACTTGGAAGTTAACTGTGTTGACTGTCTCCTCACCAGTTGTAGCACTGATCAAAGGATTGACCAGAGGATCCATTGAGTTGAGGGTATTATACTTACCCACCACAACTGTGGTATCTGCTAGGTCAATGAATGGATTATTAGTTTGAGCATTACCATTGTTGACAATGACACGACCACTACCACCCGTAATGGTGCGGTTTACTAGGGTTCCTTCTGCTTGTCTAGAGATGAAACCGAAACCTGCCATGTCGGCAAGAGAGGTCAAATCACTATCTAAAGGTTGTGCGTCACCAATACCATACTCAGCAAGAGTGCCAGGTGTCTCAGCATCGATAATACGACCACGAGAGTCCACCGTGATACGGGTGTAGGTGCCAGTTGCTGCTAGGTCATTCTCATCATAGTGAGGCAGTGCCACCACATAATTCAATTCGGCAGTAATGGTCAGGTTTGAGGATCCATCAAACGTGCCAGCACCAGACATGTCACCACCCAGGGCGATCTGTCGTGCGTTTGCCAGTCGGGTTGCAGTAGCGGAGTTACCGACGAGAGAAGCAGTAATTGCACCTGCCTCAAAGTTACCGTCAGCATCACGTTTAACAAGCGTGTTAGCGGTATTAGATTCCGTCTCAATCGGTCTCTCATATCTTAGAGAGTTCCAGGCGGTTACACCATCACCGATTTTGATACGCGAGGTATCAATTTCGATTCCCAACTCACCTTGGGCGAGAATAGGGTTGACGTTTGCCCACTGCTGAGCACCGTCACGTCTTAATTGTATTCTATTTGCCATTGCTTAAAAGGATCCTAGCACAACAGTTAGTCTGTCTGACTTATTTATGTCACGAAAAACCCCCCTTTCGGGGGGTAGGGGTCAGGTAGTTTCCAGGTCGTCGGGATCAATAGTCCCGTCTGGACGTGGCTCAACTTCTTCTTCAGTTGGTGGATTGAGATACTCAAGAGTCTCAATAGCACCGAGAAGTTTTAGAGCGGTAGCTTCATTGCTCTTAATCTTGTCTGCCATCTCGCGGTTGTCTTTCAAAAGACCCTGGTAACGAGTTTTGAATTGCTCAAGCAATTCTTCTTGTGAGGCAGTTTCAGTCACATCAGCTGGCATTGTTGTCTCCGTGTAGTAATGATTTAAGTAGGTTTTTGATTTCACCGATATCCGATTTTAACCCAGATACCTCATCTTGTAAAGTGTTTAACTTCTCCTCTTTCTTGGTGCGACGATTAAATGCCGCCATATAGTTGTCATACTCTGACATATTACAGTTCACAATAGCATTACTATTTGGATCACGAAACCAACCATCCCTGCCTTCAACAGGGATTAGGTCATCATTGAATGGTTTAATGTAATCAGAATCTGTTGACATATCAAAGAATAACTATTATAATAACCGTGTTAGGTTGCAAGAGCAATGGATCTAAGATCAGCTATGAGTGGTACTCGTGCTTGGTTTTTAGATCTCATTACAATCTTCACTTGGAAAGCGTTGAAGTTAAGTCCCCTTGCTTCATATGTATAATCCTTCCAGAGGTATTCTTCTGTAGGAGTTGTATCATATGCTTCACCTAAGTTTTGATTGGAAGTGGGAAGACCCATTTGTGTCCAACCAATAGTATTAGGATCAGTAGCATCACCAACCTTGAATGCCTTGTAGTAGATACGAAGCTCGGTAGCAGGGTGACGGGTAACTTGGAAGTCAATCTTCAGTGAGCGTGCTTCTTTGCCCAAACGTGCCAGACGTGTGACATAGACAGCATCATTTTGATCACCAACAGCAAGAGTAGAAACATCTTGATCTCTATCAATTTGTGATTGCTGACCGTAAGTTGATTGTCCACCTGGCCACATATTTACGCGGTTAGATGTTGTAATCAGTGACACACGGTCAAGGTCAATACAAGGAGAGAGTGATGATTTTTCAGTCTCAAGTGCGATTGCCATAGTAAGGGACTTGTTACCATCCAGTTTGTTCTGCTCAT